TGTGGCGATTTCTTGCCTGTGAGTTAGATTATGACTTCGTTGCCTTTCGTGATGCCGATGCTCGCCTTTCCTTGCGCGAACTCAAAGCACACGAAGAGTTCCTTGAGTCAGGTCTTGATGCCCACATTATGAAAGACCACCCAACAGGTCACAATTACCCCATCAATGCAGGTATGTTCACAGTTCGCTCGGCACTTTTTAAGGACATCCGCGCCTTGATTGAGTCGGTTGAGATTTCGGACTATTACACCCAAGACCAAGATTTCCTGCGAAATATGATCTATCCAAGAATCCAATTTTCCTGCTTTGTCCATGACGAGTTCTATGACACCCAAGTTGAGGGCAAGTCAGTTCGCAAGCCTTACCTGCTCGACCCTGCCAACCCCATCAGTCACATTGGCGCAGCTTTGGATGAGAATGATAGGTTCATCTTCGCTGTGGATCAGCAAAAATCTGTCTTGTTGACGGGTGCTGATAGATATGAATACGAATGGGAGATGGAATGAAAATTCTGATCACAGGTGATGCAGGATTTGTTGGGCGTGCTTTTCACCGCCAACTTGATGACAAAAATCACGAGATTACAGGCATTGATTTGGTCAATGGCAAAGAGGTTCGACACTTCTTTGCAACCGATTCGACTCAGTTTGATATGGTCATTCATCTCGCGGCGATTGTCGGTGGGCGGATGACTATTGAGGGAAACCCATTGTCAGTTGCCTCTGACCTTGCCATTGATGCAGACATGTTCCAATGGGCGCTGAGAACTCGCCCGAAGCACATTGTCTATTTCTCATCAAGTGCGGCTTACCCAATCTTTTTGCAAAGACTTCAATATCAGCAAAAACTGCGTGAAATTGACATCAATCTTGAACACATCCGAACACCTGATTTCACCTATGGTTGGGCGAAGTTATCGGGTGAAATGCTCGCCTCATATGCACGAGCTGAAGGTTTGAAAGTTACTGTGTTGCGCCCATTTAGCGGATACGGTTCAGATCAGGCACTTGATTACCCATTCCCATCCTTTATTGAACGCGCCAAGCGCAAGGCAGACCCATTTGAAGTGTGGGGCGCAGGAACTCAGGTGCGCGACTTTGTTCACATTGATGATGTCGTGGGCGCTACTTTTGCAGCCGTGATCAATGATGTGAAAACAATGAATATCTGTTCAGGTCGCCCAACCTCATTCATTGAGTTGGCAGAGATGGTGATGTTGCAAGCAGGTTATCTTGCACCTATCAAAAACAATCTTGATGCACCGATTGGTGTTGAATACCGCGTGGGCGATCCGACTCGGATGCTTGAAGTCTATGAACCAAAAATCTCTCTCGAAGAAGGCATTGCTCTCGCGCTTGCCAAATAAGAAATCCCCTTCACCATTGGTCGGTCATGGTGAAGGGGATTTCTTTGTCTTTTTGTAAGTTAAATATATTCCATCATTGGTGCAGGTTGAATGTCTTTGATTACTTCATAGAACTTGCCTGACTCGTGCAATGACCCTGCACCCACAACATATCCATTGTGCTTAATGTCAACGCCCTCACGGAGTTTGCCTTTGAACTTGGCATCGGCAGGGGCGGTGTAATACAGATGCAAGCCATCGCCTGTTGCAACTGTGAATGTGTCTAAGTTCAGACCTTCAGTTGTTCCGCCGTTGCGGTAATCAATGTCAAAGACAACTAAGTTTGAAGGGGCGCAAGCGATGCCAATGTTGAGCATCGGTGCGCGAGTGAACCATTTCTCAATGGATTCAATGTCAGTTGTTGCTGACTTATATCCATGAGTTGCAATGGGGAAGAATGGTGTCTTTTGATAAGGAGCAACAGGCAAGATGTGCCAACCTCTTTCGGCAAAGGCAATGGCAGTTGTGGCTTTTGTCATTTGATATATCCCTTCAAAAAGTCAACGATTACTTCGGAAACTGATTTGCCTTCTGACTGTGCCTTCGCCTTCGCCTTCGCCCATACTTGATCGCTGACTCGGACTGACCTGATTTTCTTTCCAACCATTACAACACCACACATTCAATCATTGAACCCCAACACCAACCAAGAAACTCGGCATTCGGTGAATCAATACCAACCCACCACAGATTGCTTGCAACTTGCCAAATAAGAATGATGCCAACTGCAATTGCAATTGCTCGCAACTTCTTTCCGCGCTTTGTGATCATTATGCACTCGCCTTCTGATTGTAAGGATGATTTGGTGAATCCCAAGGTGTGCAGACCTCACACACCAAATCTGCACCACCAATAAGATGTGTGTAATACGCGCACCAAGTTCCAAGCGGTGTGCGATGTTGAATTGCTTGATTGTTTGCTTCAAATCCTGCTCGCAAATAAGTTCCTGCGTGTTCATCACAAACAACTGTTCCGTTGTCATCAACCCAAAGGCGGTTGCTCATTATGCACCTACCTTTGTGCGAAGTGCAGACATTGCATCAAAAGCATTCTTGAAAGATTGTTCAACAATTTGAAGGCTGTAATACTTTTCACCTTCATTTTTTTGAACAACAATCCATCCTGCACCAACAATGTTGCGAACTGAATACTTTTCATCAAGAGTGATGTAATTGTTTGAAGCTACTTTTACAAACTGCATTTTGAACCCCGATCTGTGGGAGCCGTCCCCCCTACAAGAAGAACTTTACTCTTATCCATACGCATGTCAATACACAACACAAGAAATCTTTGGGGTGTCAGATTGCCCTGTGGATAACTTCTATGCGACCATTGACCCATCTCAAAGGAAAGGGGATAAACAATGCTTTGGCTACTCATAACGGGCGCAGTCGCCGTCACAGGGCTTGTGTGGGGGCTTCTAGCCCTTGAGGACAGGTTCACCTCACAGATTACACACTCAGAGGGTGGGTGGGGCTATTGATCAACCGCGACCCTCTGTTTTCGGTTCACAACTCCCTCAATGGGGATGTGGCAATCTATCTTGAAGAACGCGATGCCACCCTTGATTTGGTTGAGGATGTCCTGGCAGCCGTTCCAATGGCACATTTGGAAGCCATCGAGAACCTCTTGATTACAGATTTGAAGTCATCCGAGGCAGCAAGGATGATGGATAAGGCGAGGTCAGCCGTTCCTGACCTTGCAATCAAACTCGCAAGCATTAGCGAAAGCGAGGCACTTACTTTGGCTGAACAACTCATCACCGCCGTGAAGTATGCACGCGCCATGCGCTCGCAACCTCTGACGACAAAATTGGAGTTGGTGAAGTAAGTGGCAAATCCCAATGGTCGCAAGGGCGCACTCTTTGAAACTTCAGTAATGAAGTGGCTGAGAGATCGCGGGGTCAGCGCCGAGCGACTAACAAAGGCAGGAAGCAAGGATGAAGGTGACATTGTTTGTGTCGTTGCAAACAAGACTTACATCTTTGAGTTGAAAAACCGCAAGGCGATCACACTTCCTGCCTTTTGGGATGAAGCCATCACAGAAGCAAAGAATTATGCTGTAGCTCGTGGACTGAAACAAACTCCACCTGCTTATGTCATAATCAAACGCCGAAATGCCGGCATTGAAAAGTCATGGGTCGTTCAGGATTTGGAACAATGGCTTGGAACGAAGGAGTGAATTTCACATACTTCTTCCCGACTCTTCCTTTGTTGTTACAGGCAAAATGCCGTGACATCGAAAACCCCGACATTTTCTTTCCTGAAGGAAAGGTCGAAGAGGCAAACAGTCTCCCAATTGCTCGCAGTATTTGCGGCGGTTGTATAGAACGAAAGGAGTGCTTGGAATACGCACTTGCAGAGAACATCCCATTTGGGATTTGGGCAGGAACAACACCAAAGGAGCGTGGAGTTTATGTTCAAAGAAGGCGCAAAAAGTTCGGCAAAAATAACGCCGAGACGATTCGCAGACTTACTGTGCAAGGAAGAACACCAAAAGAAATCTCAGTTGCTTTGAATGTAGACCTTTCGTATATCGCGCAAGTTCTTCGCAAAGCAGGGGCGAAATCAGAGGGAGAACTCCAATCACAACTCAAAACAAGAAACTCATCAGGGGCATTGCAATAATGATCAGCGTGAGTGGTTTGACATCAATGATTGTCAATGCCGCATTTGCGCCTCAAGTTGCTGTACCTGCATCCATTGTCTATTCAGAGCGACCACCGCTTGCTTCAGTTAATCCGAAGGAAGTGGCTCGTGATTTGCTTACAACTAAGCAATACAAGTGTTTTTCTCAGTTGATCGGAAAAGAATCAGCCTGGAAAGATGCGAAAAACCCAACGAGTTCAGCTCAAGGAATCGGACAATTACTTGACTCAACTTATCGCAATCTCGGAATGGAACATTCTGAGTCTCGTGTGTCACAACTTGTGGCAACGCTCGCTTATATTCACAGGCGACATTTGTCTCCATGCTCTGCATGGTCACATTTTCAAAAGTTCAATTGGTACTAACAAAGATTCGGGGGAATTTAAGTGACCATTGAAATTGAACACAAGCGTGTTGTCTTTGATGATGACATTGCTTCGTGGCTTAAACAATACACAGATGCGTTGACTCGCATCAAAGAATGGCAAGAAGTTGCCGATATTGCTCGTTCGCACTTAGAAAATGCGATGGGTGATGCTGAAGTGGCTATGCACAACGGAAATGAAGTTGTGCGGTGGTCATTTGTTGAATCTAAGCGCATTGATGTGAAGAAGGCACGAGAAATCCTGCCTGATCAGGTTATTCAGCTTTTAGAAGTTCCAACAACTTCACGGCGGTTCACAATTGTCGAGAGTGGTGGGCAATGAGCATCATTACGCCCATCTCACCACTTCTCGATGAACCACCTTTCACGCCATATGAAGATGACGAGGATGAGGACTAGATGACATTCGTTGCTCCACATAAGCCTTCAAAGGTGTTGGCAGATGAACTTGCCGAGATTATTTCAAAGGCAGGTCAATGGTCGCCACGCTCAAAGCAAATTGCCATCGGCCCATCCGAAATCGGGCATGAATGCTCACGCCGTCTTGCTTACAAACTCCTTGATTGGGAAAAGATCAATGAGGGTGGAAGTAGCAGTTGGAGCGCCCAGGTGGGAACGGCAATTCACGCTTACTTGGCAGAGGTCTTTGGCAAGATTGAAGGATATGAAGTAGAGCAACGAGTCACCATTCGTTCAGGTTTGTCAGGTTCAATTGACTTGTTTGATGTCAATCGTGGAATCGTGATGGATTGGAAAACCACCTCATCCAAGCAAATTGAAACGCGCAGAAAAGAAGGCGCGACCAAGCAACAATTGATTCAGACTCAGCTTTATGGTTACGGAAAAGCACAGCAAGGTGCAATCGTCAACCATGTTGCACTTGTCTACCTGCCGACATCAGGTTCTCTTGATGATATGCATATGGAGATGTACGAGTACGATGAGCAGGTTGCACTCGATGCACTTGCTCGCATTGACAGTTTATACACGCTTCTTTCAACAGTAGATGTTGAGAGCAATCCGCAAATGTGGGATTTGATACCTGCCGAACCGACAAGACTGTGCAGTTATTGCCCTTATTTTTTACCGTATAGCAAAGATTTATCTCGCGCCTGTCATGGGGATTCCCAATGATGTGCGAATGTAACTCTTGCAAGTGCGGTCTTATACCGACAAAGGCACTTTCAGATGGTGTCAAAGAATGGGTGGAAAATAATCCGCCCGAAGAGTTAGACAACAACAACAACGAAGAGGGGGAACAGTAATGTTCACAGCACCAACGCAAGGCGGCGGTGATTCAGTCAAGGTCGCAGACTTGGCAGGAAAGCTGCTTATCATCACACCGACTGAACACAAGCGAGAAATCACAACAGTTCACGGAGTCACAGATGCAGTTGAGGTTGACATCGTTGACCTTGATGGCGATGAGACACACAATGGCATCTTGTTCTTCAACATTGCATTGAAGAATGCACTCAAGGACAAGATCGGTCAGAAAGTTCTTGCACGCATCGGACAAGGAACAGCAAAAGCCGGAAAATCGGCTCCGTGGATTCTCATTGATGCAACAGGCAATGCCGATGATTTAGCAAAAGCAAATGCCTTCATCGGCGGTGGCAATGCGAATGCAACGCCTGCGCCTGCCACACCTCAAGCACCTATTGACACCAACAACTTGCCACCTGAAGTTCAGGCATTGTTGAATCAGTTGGGCGCAAAAGCAGTATAAAAATTCCTGTGGCTTTATCCTTTCCTTTCGCCACGGGAACGAGGTATGGGTTTCACGCTCTTGGGGAATAGCGTGGGCAAGTTCGACTCTTGCCACCTCACAAGATTTTAAGAACCGAACGGGGGTAGGAATGCCAATTTATCAATTTGAATGTGAGTGCGGTCATACGGCTGATGCTTTCTTCGGAATGATTGAAGAAAAGATCGTGCGCTGCGAAGGTTGCAAGAAGAAGTTGATGAAACGCAAGTATTCATTGGGTGGCACCATCTTCAAGGGTGACGGATGGGGTGGCAAATGATCACCGCTGTTTCATTGTTTGCAGGTGTAGGTGGTTTTGATTTAGCTCTTGAACGAAACGGTGTGAAGGTAGTTGCATCAGTTGAGATAGATAAAAAAGCGCAGGAAGTGCTTCGCCGACACTTTCCGAACTCAACAATTTTCGGTGACATCATGGGGGTAACAGGTGAACAACTCATCGCAGCAGGATTTGAACCTACAAATGGAATCATCACAGGTGGATTCCCCTGTCAAGATTTATCGGTTGCCGGTAAGCGAGCAGGATTGGGCGGAGAACGGAGTGGACTTTTCTGGCAAATCTGCCGACTCCTTGACGAAACAAGAGCGCAAAACTTTATCCTCGAAAATGTTCCTGGCTTACTTTCCTCAAATAACGGGGCAGACATGGCCGTTGTCATTGAAGCGTTGGTCGAGCGCGGGTATCGCATCGCATACAGGGTGCTTGATGCTCAACACTTCGGAGTTCCACAACGCCGCCGTCGAGTGTTCATTGTCGGATGTCTTGGAGACTCAGGGAGATCACCTGAAGAAATACTCGCTATCTCCCAAAGCCGCCCAGGGTATCTTGAGGCGAGCAAATCGAAGAGAAAAGACATTGCCACCGCAACTGCAACAAGCGTTGGAATATACGGCGAATCAAGTTTCGGACAATACAAGCAAGGAGTAAGCACTCTCAAGGCATCAGGTGGCGTTCTTGGGGGTGGGAGTGAATCTTTTATCGTTCACGAAAGCTAAACGCGCTCAAAATGTAAATGATTATGAATCTTGGATTTCGGGGGGGGTAGCACCAACATTGAACGCAATGGATAACAATGGCGAAGCATTTGCAACTGTGTTGATTCTATTTGAACCTAAATCATTATTTGAAGAAAATTGGAGTGAATCGAAAGTGAAGAACGCATTAAGAGCAAACGCAAGCAAATCTTCACATTTGATCATTGATGGAACTCGTGTTGATGATGTCAGAGTGTATGAAGACGGCATTGTGCCAACAGTAATTTCACGATACGGAACGGGTGGGGGAAATGTGCCGATGATTTTTAGTCACACGCAAGGATTAGATGTTCAACCAAGTGAGACAAATTCACCGACTCTGAGAACCGGTGGTTCAGGAATGGCAGTTGCCTATTCAGTCAGAGAAGATGCAAAAGCCAACACTTTTTCTGCTACCGAAACAGATACATCATTGACCCTTCAAGGTCATTTGCCATCACCACAATCTCACCATGCACAGTTGTTCTTGGCGCAACCTTCAACGGTTCGCCGATTGACACCTGTTGAATGTGAACGCCTTCAAGGGTTTCCTGACAATTGGACAGATGGTCAGGCAGATTCAAACCGATATAAGCAGATGGGCAATGCAGTTGCAGTTCCCGTTGTTGAATGGATCATTTCACGAATGGTGGGGGAAGATGAAACTAATTAACGCAGATTGCATTGAGGCAATGAAGGCAATGCCTGACAACTCGGTGGATTCAATCGTCACCGACCCGCCGTATGAGCTAGGTTTCATGGGCAAGTCATGGGATGCAAGTGGCATTGCTTTTAACATTGAAGTTTGGCAAGAGGCGTTGCGAGTGATTAAGCCTGGCGGCCACTTGATTGCATTTTCAGGCAGTCGCACCTATCACCGCATGGCCGTTGCCATTGAGGATGCAGGGTTTCAAATACGCGATCAGATTATGTGGGTGTATGGGTCAGGCTTTCCCAAGTCGCACAACATTTCAAAAACTTTAGACAAAAGTGAAAACAATGAAGTTTGGGAAAATAACAAATATGGTGGTGGTAACTCAAAATGTGATAAATGCGGAAAATGGATGATTTCGGGAAGCCCGTGTCAATGTCCAAAACCCGTTGTCGAATTCAAGACGGAAGCCGCGCAGCAATGGGATGGCTGGGGCACCGCACTCAAACCAGCACACGAGCCGATGGTGCTTGCTCGCAAACCGTTGGAAGGCACGATTGCAAACAATGTGCTGACCTTTGGCGTTGGCGGGTTGAACATTGACGGGTCGCGGGTGCCTTCACCTGATAACGATGGCAAAGTTTGGACTCGCGGCGGTAATGGAGTCAACGCAAGAAGTGGCTCAAAAGATGCGCAAGATAATCCTCAACTTAACGGTGAATCAGAATTGGTACAACCAAATGAGCTAGGCCGTTTCCCCGCCAATTTCATTCACGATGGGCTTGAAACAGAATGGGCAAAATTCTTTTACTGCGCAAAGGCAAGCAAGCGTGACAGGAATGAGGGGCTTGATGGGTTTAAGGCAAAGCGTGATCACGATGGGCGCAAGGATGGTGGTGTCGGTGGCGATAACCCACGCAACCGCACTAACAATGCAAAGCTGAACCATCACCCAACAGTCAAACCAACATCATTGATGCAATACTTGGTTCGCCTGGTGACACCGCCAAATGGCATTGTGCTTGACCCATTCATGGGTTCAGGTTCAACTGGCAAGGCGTGCGCCTATGAAGGTTTTGATTTCATTGGAATAGATCAATCGGCAGAGTATGTGGCAATTGCACAAGCACGCATTGACTTTGCTATCAATGACAAATTGCCATTATGAAAGAAGAAGAACTGCAAGAGGCCATTGCCATCGCGCTTTGGGATGGGTA